CTGCCTGACCTGTTTGGTTAGGGATGGCACGAGTTGTAGGGATGTATTCCTTCTCAGTCTTGACGATGATTTCGCCAATACCTGTTCCATAGATTTCAGCCATCAACTCGATCTGGTCGATAGATTTTCTGATTTTGTCTTTCTTGAAGTCTTCCATGAGTTGAGCCTTGATAGCTTCAACGTCTAATGGATTACCGTCAATATCCTTGATGTCATCTTGGATGTCAAAGAATTCGCCCTGACCGAAGATGGCTTCCATGATTTCAGCATGGCGGGTTTCTACGGCTTGTTGTGTGGCAGGGGTGACGATACGGCTACGCTCTGATTCACGAGTCTTGTCCTCAGAAGCCCATTGACCACGGAAGATGCGTTCGTATTCTAGCCAGTCAGGGAGGAAGTTAACGTCACGGTAATCACGCCACCGTTGGCAGTGGTCAACAACAAAGGCAGTGATTTCTTTGTCAGCCTCTGTTGGCTGATAAAACTGGTTCTGTTCTAACTTCACTTGTTTGTCTGTTGCCATGTTATTACCTTATAGATGAGCCGATTGTATTTCCAAGAGGGTCTGTATACAAAGGCGATGTTGGCTCTTGTTGTTGCTTTGGCTGAAGCTTTTCCATAATTCTTCTAGCATATAGATCACGCAAAATAGCTTGCTCAGTTGCCATTGTTGCATCAAAATGACTCCCGCTAGGACTTGTAGAGTAATATTCTCCTTTTGAAGAAAATTGTCTTGGGTCTTCCATTCTGCCAACAGCAAAGGCGGGAGCTTCAGTAAAAGAATATCTATATTTGTTGTACTCAGAATCAGGATATTCTTTTTTAGGAAGCTTAGAAAAATCTGGGTCTAATTTAGACCAAGCATCAACAAATTGATTGTCAATGTTGCTTACGGATGAAGCGCCTTTTTTGGCTACTTCACTCATTATTGCTCTAGCATCATTTTGCATTGAATAGCGAACTGCATGAGTTAGTTCATGTGCCAAAGCATTTTTTTGGCTATCTTTATCAAGTGAAGGATTCAAAAAAACAGAATTTTCGTCTTTTGAATAGTATGCGTTATATTTTGTCTTTGGGTCTATTGAGATAGATGGAAGCTTGTTTGTGGCGTTCAGTAAAACAGCTATTTCATAAGCGGCTGTTCCTTTCTGAAGGAGTTTTTTCCATTCAGCAGGCAATTCCTTGCTTTTGTTTAGCATAGATTCAAACAACCCATCAGCCATTTATATCCCCGAAATTATGTCTAGAGGCTCCCACTCATCTTCTTGGTCATCTTGGAAGTATGAGGTGACAGCCAGTTGGTCAATGTACGATAGGGCATCGGGTAGGTCATCATGCACACCTTGGGATGGGAACATCAAGAGTTGATCTTTAAATTCGTCCCAATCCTCCTCGGAGTTCAGCACAATACGCCCATGCTCAAACCGTCCTTGAAGTGACCAAATGATACGGTCGGTTTTTTTACGATTACCGTGGGTCAAGTCAACTATGTGCGAATATACATTATTCTTCCGCATCAAGTCACTCAAATACGGCAAAACTGCGTTTTTTAGCGCCCCCTTCTCAATTCCTATGGAAAGTGGCCTGTATTCCCGAATCTTGAGCAAAATGGTGGCGGCAGTCTCCCGAATGTCCCACCGTCCATAAACGATCTCTTTGACAAACCATTTGCCCTCGTCTGTCACCTTGACCACAGCAATGGCAGTCTGGTCTAGCCGCTTCTTGGAGTTAGCCGCTTGTTTGGCAACTTCCTCAAATCCCGCCAAGTCACAGGCAATGAAGTAGCTGCCATACTCAGGCTCAACACCGTATTTCAGCCATTCTTCCTTAAAAACGTCAGAACCAGCGTTGTCAAAAGAGGCGAGGTATTCTTGTTTGAAAGCAAAGGAAGACAGGGTTTTCTTGGCAGATTCGATCTCAGTTGGGTCGATCAGGGGGTTATCTTTGGTTGTGAAGTGCCAAGATTTCCAGTCTGGGTCGGTTTCTGAGTTTCCGAGTTTAAATACGTCATAGAAAAAGTTACGACCCTTGGGAGTACCGATGAACATTGCCCGACCCTTTTTGTCTGACAACGAAGCACGAATAACCTGCTCCCATGCTTCTGGTTTGATGTCGGCAACCTCGTCAAGCACAGCATAGGTGAGCGACACTCCTCGCAAAGTATCTGGGCGATCTGCACCTCTAACATAGATTTTTGCTCCGTTTATCAGGGTGATGTCCATGTTGTTGATGTGACTGGCTTGGATAACATCCCTACCCAACTCCATCAGTACGTCCCAAATAATTTGCCTTGCCTGACCATTGGTAGGTGCAACATAAAGCACCGCCGAGCCTGAAGTACATTGCAATCCTTCAATCAGGAGGGTAATGGCTGAGAGGCGAGACTTACCGCAACGGCGACCAGCAGCAATGACTTTAAAGCGGGTTTTGTCAGCAAAGACTTCTTGTTGCCAAGGGAGGAGACTGAAGTTAAGGTCAGACATCTTTGCTTTCTATGTCTTCAGCATCAACTGTATTGTCACCAATGGACACGCCACCAATACCTGAAATAGTTATGTTAACTGCTGATCTCTGCTTTCCTTCTTTTTCAAACAGGGAGACAGGAAGCATTCTGTCCATACAGAGTTTGATGGCAGCCATCTGAGCAGGATGTTCGTCATTCATGGCAATCTCAACTGCCTTGTGGACAACATTAGAACCAGCACTGTTTATCAGGAGTTCTTTGAGTTCTTTGACTCTCTGGAGTTCAGTTTTGGGGAGTAGGGCAGGAGGACTATCGGCATAACGAGCCATAGTCATAGGTTTGGGAATAGCAACAGCTACAGGCTTTGGGGGCCTACCACGAGGCTTTTTCAGTTTGTCAGGTAAAGCGTCTATTGCATTCATCTTTTGTCCACAGGAGGGAAGTTAGCGATTACTTTACATCAGAATAGGAATCTTGTATAGTGCAGACAAACGGGGATCAGAACCCATCCCTCTATGCGGTTGAGCCGACCAAGTAGGATAAACAGGTAAATCATGTGGTTTCTAGTAGGCTCCCTCATGTCGTGATGACATCATGGGAAAGCTGAACAGGACAAGTTGCGTGAACAGGTCTGTCTAACAGATATAACTGTAACCAAGATAAACGAGAGGCTCACTCCTTACTTAGGAGTATTACCCGTCTTCCCCCTCGGGTTCTCGTCCATTGTTACTGCTACCTAAGAACATTCCTTCTTTTCTCAAAGCTAGTCTTGTTGTGTCAAACAGTCTGATTTAGCTTTTTGAGTACAGAGGAGGCTACATCAATATTCTCTCTGCTCACCCACCCCCTCCCCCCCATAGTAAGCACCCACTCACACTAGGCGAAGTAAGCGCACACTGACCAAGCTACTGACTAGGCGGTCAGTAAGCTAATGACTGACGGGTCAGTAAGCATATGCGGGTTATGCACCATCCAAGGGATACTAACGAGAATCATTCTCATATGGCAAAAGCACTGATAGATAAAACCTAATGATTAGCCATTGTTGATAGATATAAATAGGGGATAGATTAGGGTTTGTCCTAGTGACATAGTGTTGAACAGTACGTTATATTAGAGTCACTGCAAACAAAAAGCAGTGTTCATTCAACAAACTCAATAGGTGTCAACATGAAAACATTAAATCTTGAAATTGCAGAATTGTCGGAATTGTCAGTGATTCTAGGGAATAGAATTATTGAGTTAGAGAATAGCAACACTAAAAACAATCAGATGATAGAAAACATCGTCACCCGTCAATTAGGACAAGCAAAATTGGTTTTATGCCAGATAAACGAAATTTTGTTTAATCACCATACAAGTTAAATTCTAGGGTTAAGGGTATTGGAAACAGTACCCTTGCACCTAGTAATTTCACTAGGGCTTTTAATAGGTGTTCAAATGGATAAACAAGTGCAACAAATGGAAAGCCTTAATCGGGCAAAGAATGGTGATTCTCTGGCAAACTTTCCCGCCATTATTTCAGGCTTTATGGATAAGGGAATCAACGCTAGCGACATCATTCCTAGGGTTAACGTGTTCACATATAACGCATGGAAAGCCCTAGGGCGACAAGTCAACAAGGGCGAGCATGGCGTGAAAGTCGTCACATGGATAGATACACATGACAAGGCCACAGGGATGCCTACAAAGTTATGCCGCCATTCGACTGTTTTCCATATCTCGCAAACTAACCCCATTCAGTAACCAGTAGGTTTATAACCCTTAGAATTCTAGGGGTTATATGCCTAGGGGTTTCCTAGGAATTCAATCAATCATTTTTAATAGGTGTTCACAATGACAAAAAATCAGATTAAAGCCTTGCAAAGCATTGGTAAGGGAATCATAGAATCATGCAATATTGACTCAATCGGTGCGCCTAGTGGCGTAATTTATGCAGCTTTAATGGGGCATGGTGCAAGCCTTAGTCAATTCCAATCAATTATGGATACCCTTGTTAAGCATGGTTTTCTAAAGCATGATTCAGAATGCCACACTTACCATGCCACTGATTCAGGCATTGCATGGTCAAACAAAATCAACTAAAAATAATGCTACACCTAGGGTTTGTCCCAATGGTGTAGTGTTCAACACAATCACACAATCAATCGTCAATCAACTTAATAGGTGTTCATCATGCGATTCGCTTTCATTCCAAAAGGCCAATACAAGATTGGTCAAATTATTACAGTTCACAATCAACCAATGCGGGTTGAAAGTTACACACACTCTGGACGTAACGTAGTAGTTCACACTCTAGAGAATGCACCTAAGTTTCAGAGAATCCTATGCGTTTGCACCGATGCACCCTCAATAGTAGGGGTGACGGCATGAAACAATATTTCACTTTTAACAGTTTGCAAGATGCCAGAGATTATCGGCATGAAAACGGCACGGGCGGATGGATATTCGTTCCTGAAAACGATAACCCTACTTTTTACCCTTACCACGACGTTATCCTATTTCCGCCTGAATTTACACCTAGTTCAATTTTCAATCACCCTTGGACAAAAGGGCGCACAGGCAAACTTATAGGGGCATAACATGGATAAATCTGAAATTCTTTGGGGTATCGTTTGCGTGATAGTCTTTGCCTGTATCGGTATCATGCTGGCATGGCGTGGCTAAATTCTAGGGTTTATGGCATTGTTGACCAGTGCCATAGCACCTAGGGATTTTCCTAGGATTTCAATTCAAGAGGCTTTAATATGAAATTCACAATCAAACGTAAAGACATCCGTGGAATGTTGCATCTTGCCGCAAAAAAAGACATTCGCTACTACTTGCAAGGCATAAATGTCGTTCGTGACAATAGAGGAACTTATATCGAAGCCACCGATGGCCATATCCTAGGCCGTTTGTTTATTGATGGCATCCGTTCAGATGTCCCTATGAATGTCGTTTTGCCTACTGAGCACCTTATCAAGCTCAAAGGTACGAAAAAACAAGGTGATGATTTCTTGCATTTCAGTGTCGAAGGCCATGCCGTAGAGTGTATTAGCGACAATCAAACTGTCCGATTCCAAGCTCATGACGCA